TCCTGGCCTATAGAACTTTTTCAGGCCATCGAAGAAAAATTTTTTCAAAAAAAAAACCGCGCGCGACCCCCAGAAAAATTCATACACCTGTTCCTCCCCGTAATGAAACGTGATGCTCCAACCCATTGATTTCATTCATCTATTACGCCATTACACCAATTACGCCATTTCCCACGAAAAAAATTAAAAAAACACCTCTACCCAAAAAAGTTCTATAGGAACCCCCAAAAAGCCCCGGTCCGCGGTCCGTGACCCCTTCTCCCCCCACTTCCCTACGGGTTTCCCCCTACATCCGCGCACTCTCAACCTACTTGACGATCAACACGCCATACCGCACAATAACAGCTCCCTAACAGAAAGGATAGCAATGTCTCACGACAAGTTAAACGACATCGACCCAGCGCAAATGACACGTGCGCTGGACGCAATGGACCAGATCACGACCGTATCAGACGATCTTATGGACGTGCTGCCGGAGCTGGCTGAGAAGCCTTCCATTGGCATGTTCGGCTTGATGATGGCAGCGGCCAAGCTCGGTGTGGCTCTGGCCATCCCTCCGGAGAAGCTGCAGGAGGCCATGGGTGCCCTGTACGCCGATGCTCAACGACATGAGAAGGAGCGTTCTAATGAGCACTAAACCGAATGGCCGTGCGGTGTGGCCCAACTTCAACACGGTGGAGCTTTGGTTCGAGACGATGTTGACGGACAAGCCTTTGGTTTGTACTTTGGAGGTGGAGGAAGCGCGGGGTGACTGGCCGGCCACGTACACCCTGGTTGGCGTGACCTTGGGCGGCGAGGACGTCATGGGCATCATTTCCAACTCCGTGGTCGAGGAGATCCAGGAGGCGGCCTACATCACTTTTGAGAACCCAAATGGTTAGCCCCGGTCCGCGGGCCTTGCCCCGCCCACCCAAACCCCCATCCCAATCTCATCCCCCTGTCTGGCCGTTCCCGACCTATCGTGGCCAGCCTTACAAGCCGCCGCGGCGCGTCAAACCCGTGGCTGATCTTTCGAAGTACGAGGAGGCGTTGATATGAGAACCCGATTGTTGAAGAAGGCGCGTGAGTTGTGGCCACAGAGCCGGCGGTATCAGCGGGACTGGGCGCGCTCGGTTGCCCGGTTGGGTGACAAGTGGTTGCTGGCCCGGTACGTAGGGCGGAGGTCCGATGCAGCGGTATGAGGAGGACGACCTGGATGCCCTGGGCTGTCTGGCCATGGTGATCCTGGTTGTCTTGGTTTTGGTTTTCGCGGCCTTGTTGGCTGTGGTTTTATGGCTGGGGTGAATATGAAGCGATTGTTGGTTTTGTTGGCCTTCGGGCCGCTGTTCGGGTCCCCGGTCCGGGCGGAGTTTTATACGGGAAACGAGCTTTTGCAGCGGATGCAGTCGGATAGCGTGATTGAGAAGTCCGTGGCGCTCGGTTTTGTAGCCGGGGTGGCTGACACGATGGAGGGGATCCTGATCTGTTCGCCGGACTACGCAACCACGGGTCAGGCGCGGGACGTGGTCCTTCGTCATTTACTGCTCAATCCTCAGTCGCGGCACAAGACGGCTGCGGCTTTGGCTGTGGATGCTTTGAGTGCGGCGTGGCCGTGCAAGCGGGCAAAGTGATTGGAGCCAAAAATGTTTTTTAAGACTTACATGGGCGACTGTTTGGTTGAGGTCGAGGCCAAGATCAGCAGGAACTACCGAGCCAAGATCATCAGCATGACCATAAACGGTCTGGAGTTTGATATCGACGATCTGAACGCCAAGGCGCTGGCGAAGCTGGAAGACGAGGCCGATGAGAAGGCGATGGAGGTAGAGGAATGAGCCTACGAGAAGCAGCGCAGCAGGCGCTTGATACGTTGGAAGACCCGTGGAAGGTTTGCCCTGAGGGTGTAGCAGACGCAATCATCGCCCTGCGCACCGCGCTTGCCATCCCCGGCAACGATTACGAGCGGGGCTTTGTGGATGGCATGTCCCATCAGGCCCAGTCCAGTGTGGACAGGGCTGTAAATGCGATGGCACGCAAGCCCTTGTCAGACGAAAAGATTTGGGACCTTTACTACGAAATGATCCAGGATGATCGTTTGAGTTTTGCCCGCGCCGTTGAACGCGCACACGGGATTGGGGGTGAAGCATGAGCGAGATCAAGGACGGTGGGGCAGCGTTCCCGCTGATGCGTTCAATCAACGGCAGCGACGGCATGACCCTGCGCGACTACTTCGCAGCACAAGCATTGGCCGGAATTTGCGCCAATCAAGACAACCGCGTGTATGGAAACTCAATGGAGTTTGCTAGAGCGGCCTATAGGCTTGCTGACGCCATGCTCAAGGCAAGGGGGCAGGAATGAGCGGCGACCACAACGCAAACCAGAAGCCCAAGTCTTTCCTGGACGAGACAACCCTGGCCGATGCGCTGAGGTTCCTCAATGACGCCGCTGAGATGCGGCCCATCCAAACGCGACCCACCAAACTGATCGTCCCGCGCGTGTACTTCGACATCCTCATGTACCGCCCACCGATCAAGAAGGTCCGCGGCGCGCGGGCCCGGCGCCGTGCTCTGAATCGCCGCGCTAACGCGACATTTTTGAAACTGCTGAAGGAGTTCCAATGACACCGAGCATTTTGGAAGCGATGAAGTTCGTGAGATACGCGGACGTTTTCATGTGGTTCGATCTGGGCTTCGTGGACGTAGCTCGTCATGCCCAGGTGACCCAGAGCTACCAGACGGGCGAAGTTCCTGAAGTGCTGCACACCCAAAGCATTCCGGACGAGATCCCGCTGCCGTTTGAGGACATTGGTGTGGTCTACGGGATTGGCCTCAAGGAGTCGCCTACTCTTGTTGTCAAGACCTTTTCCCGTTTCAACAACAATCTCCAGGTTATTTACTGGCGTCATAACGGCCACCGCTTGATCCTGAACCAAGATGGGAACCGTTCTTTACGCCGACAGGCAGGTGAAGATGTCCCGGATTTGTGGTTTAACGGGGAGATCGTGGACGAGCTGGAGCGCAGCGGCAAATCCAAGCACGACATTCTCGAGAACGCCACGGACAACGCCCGCCGCACCTACGCGATGCTGTACATCGAGCTGGTGACCAAGAAAGCAAAGGTTGTTGCCCACCAGCCGATCCCTAACCCCAGCAACACCAAGCGTGTGGCCAAGGGCAAGAAGCCGTTGTTCGAATGGAAGGTCATCGACGTGACGGCCAACCAGATCCTGCCTGAAGCAGGCGCGCCGACCGGGCGCAAGCATGCCAGTCCCCGGCGCCATCAGCGCCGTGGTCACATGCGCAAGTACAAGAGCGGCAAGATCACTTGGGTCAAACCCACCATGGTCGGACGTATTGAGTTCGGCTACATCCACCACAGTTACGAAGCAGCCCCCAAAGGAAACGACGATGAAACATGCCCAATTAGCCCAGTACCTCAACAACTCGATGCGGGAATTCTGCGAACAACACACTGACACAACGCCGGAGGACATCCTGACGGCGCTGACCCTATCCCTGGCCATCCGCTGCCGCATGTACGGCATCGAGGTCGAGGACGTCAAAGCCAACCTCGATGAGGTCTTCAAATTCACCACCCCCTGCGAAGATGAAACACATTGAACTACTCCAACGCTGCCACGACATTCTGCGTGGCGCGGTGATCCACACGCCCAGCGGCGTGCTCAAGCCCGCGGCTGATGAGCTGGCCAAGGCGATCAACGATTACCTGAACGAGGAACGCACCCACTCTCCGCGGTGCTGGGCCCGGGGCGCGGACCATTACGAGTGTGCCTACAGGCACATCAAGAAACTGGAGGCGCAGCTTGCTGAACTCAACGATTAAGCGAGGCAAGACCACCATCAAGGTCAACGCCATGGCTTATGCGCATCTGGTGGAGCTGATGCTGGACGGCACGCATTCCTGCCAGGAGCTGGCGCGGGCCACGGGCCTTCATTACGTGACCGTGCTGGACTACACCCGTGCGATGCACAGGGCTGGTGCTGCTCACATTTGTGCTTGGGAGAAGGACAAGCGTGGGCGGGACTTGATCAAGGTCTACCGGATCGGCAGAGGCCGTGATGCGAAGAGGCAGAAGTTGAGTGCGCGGGAGCGGTCAGCTAGGTACCGTGAGAAGATCAGACATCGAGAGTTGATGGAGAAGATATGCAGTGCCCCGAGTGCGGTTGTGCAACCCGCGTTGTTGAAACAAGACGAGCTGCAAGCGGCGTAAAAAGAAGGAGATACGAATGCCACAACCTCCATAGATTCACGACGTTAGAGCAAGTTACCAATCGATCCCCGGTCCGCGGTCCAGTCATCAAGCCCGCTGTCCCGGAGGTTTGCAGTCCGTGGAGCTCACTCCACGCAGCATTTTTTAAGGAATCAGATCATGAGAAAGATGTCGCCTAAAACCAAGATGTTCTTGTCGGCGCTGAAGGATCCGCAGAATGCGGGTGTTTCTACCAATTCACTGGCCAGGAAGTACAAGATCGCTGCGGGCTATGCCTACAAGTTGGCAGCTCGCTCGGGCAAGACCCCGGTCAAGAAGGTCAAGAATGACAACGTCGAGCACCTGAAGAAGGCGCTGCAGCAGAAGATGCTGAAGGTCATCCCGATGCTGGAGACGCAGACGATTTCGATTGATGCCCCGCTCGAGCCGGTTTCCACGGCCAACGCAATCCAGGTTGGTGGTGGCCACTACCAGACCAAAGCGATCCAGCCTTGGGACTACATCGTCAGCAACCGCCTGGGCTATCTTGAGGGCAATGTCGTCAAGTACGTCAGCCGCTGGCAGGACAAGGGTGGGCGCCAGGACCTGGAGAAGGCCCGGCACTACCTGGACAAGCTGCTCGAAGTAACCGCCTGATTACTTCGCTTCTCCCCAGTTCGGTCCGACTTCCACATCGCACCGGCTGGGGACTTCCAACTTCACACAGTTGGCCATGATCTCCGCAGCCGCTTGAGCATGCTCGCGGTTGTCTGCACTGATCACCACTTCATCATGCACCTGCAGCAGCAGGGTAAAACCGGCCTTGGCCAGGGCCACCATTCCGGCTTTGGTCTGATCAGCCGCTGAGCCCTGGATGAGGCGGTTCAGGCCCTTGTAGGTGCCTGCGCGCTTGATGCGAACGCCGTACTCGATCACCGCCTGCTCGCGCGGCAGGGCCTTGTTCACGCCCCATTCCATGGGCTCCCACAACGGGAAGCGGCACTTGCGCCCCAGCAGCGTGCGGATGGATCCGGCGGCCGCGGGGTGTTCAATGCGCTTCATCACCGCGTTGACCGTTCCGCGCAGGAAGGGGACCTTCAGGTGGAACTTGTCGATCAGCTCGCTGGCCTCGGACACGTCCAGGTCGAGCTGGGCGGCGAGTTTGTTCTTGCCCATGCCGTACATCAGCCCCAGACCGATGGTCTTGGCGGCCTTGCGTTTGATGCCGGCCATGTCGGCCACCATCTGGTGGAAGTCGGTGTTGGGATCGCTGCAGTAGGCGTCCACCATCCGGTCGGCGCCGGGGAGCTCCAGCAGGCTTGCGTAGTGCACCAGCAGGCGCGGCTCCTGGGACGAGAAGTCGATACTAGCCCACTGCTGGCCTTCCTCGGGCAGGAACAGGCCCCGGACCATGGGCCCGATGATCTCGTGCCGGGCGGGCACCTGCTGTAGGTTGGGGTTGGCCGCCGACAGGCGCCCGGTCACCGTGCCGCCATCGTCTGAGCGCAGTTGGTTGAAGTGGCAGTGAATGCGGCCGGTGGCTTGGCTGAAGTTGAGGTAGGGCTGCAGGAACGTGCTGTGCGTCTTGTTGGTTTCCCGGGCCTCTACGATGAGTTTGGCTATTGGGTGGCTGCAGCTATCCAGAAAGCTCTTGGTGAAGCTGGGAAGGCCGTTCTCGGTCTTGCTGTAGGGAATGGACAGCTTGTCGAAGGCCAGGGAAATGCTCTTGGCCGCCCAGATGTCCACGCTGGTGCCTGCAAGATTCTTTATGTCGGCGTAAAGTTTTTTCTCCTGGGCTTGAAGCTGATCAATCAGGCGCTCGCACTTGGGGCGATCAAAGCGCACGCCGCGCAGCGTCATGTCGATGAGCACCGGCAGGACCTGGGACTCGAGCTCGAAGATGGATTCGACTTCTTCCTGGCGCAGTTTGGTGCGCAGGTTCTGCCAGAGCTTGAGGGTCAGCGCGGCATCCTGCTCGGCGTACTCACCGACATACATGGCCGGGAGCTTCCAGAGTTCCTTCTTGGGGTGCACGCCGAAGTCGGCTGCGGCCTGCTTGAGGCCCTGCTCGGACTTGACTTCCTTGAGGTAGTCAAAGCCTAGCGCGTTGAGGCTGTAGCTGAACCGGTTCTCATCGATGAGAGGGGCGGCCAGCATGGTGTCGATGATGCGGCCGTTGATGGTGAATCCGCTTGCACGAAGCCATCCTGCATCGTAGGCGGCGTTGTGCATGATCTTGTCAGCAGGTGTGGCCAGGACGTCTGCAATCCACCGCTCGACGCGCTTTTTGTCGAGGTTGCCGCCACCGCCGTGGGCCACGGGAAAGTAACCGGCCCAACCATCCACAGCGACAGCATAGCCAACGATAAAGCCGTCGCGGCGAGGCCAACCGGGACCCATAGACTCCATGTTGGGATCGCATGTCTCGAGGTCAATCGCTATCTCCTTGGCTGTGGACAGGTTGGGGAAAACTTCCGGCGCCACCCACTCGACATTGGACGGGAAGAGGGAAATCGTGGTCACAGGCGGAATCCTTTTTCTTGATGCTTGGGAAGGATGAGATGCAGGGTCTTCTTGGCCCTGGTCACGCCCACGTAGAACAGGCGGTGGACGTTGTCGCCGTTGATGGCGTACTCTCTGGCGAACTTGGGGCTCAGGTCCATGAGCAGCATGACGTTGTCCGCCTCCCCGCCCTTGGCGCCGTGGATGGTGGACAGGCGGATGCGAGGGACCTCTGACAACTTCGTGCCGCGGCGCAGCAGCGCGATGAGGTATTCCCGTCGGTCATCAGGGATCTTGGTCAGGGCTTCGTGCCAGATGACGTCCGTCTGCAGGCCGAAGTGCTCTTTGAGCTGCTCCAGGCTGTAGTGCTGAGTCGCCTCGCCGTGCTTGAAGGTCTTGTGGCCCCGGGCCACGGCACTCGTATCTAAGTACTTGTATATGTTCTTGATGGCCTCGCCTGAGACGGTCTTGCCCCGGCGCAGCCGCTCCCAGTCCGCCACGGCGTGGGCGATGTTGGCTGACAGGCTTGGGATGCCGTTGCGCTCGAACAGCAGCCCCAGGCTCTTGAGCCACTCGTGGATGGGGTTGAGCATGTAGTTGGTGGCCGCCAGCAGCAGCCACTGGCCATCGGCAATCGGGATGTCTTCGAAGCGGTAGTAGGTACAGACTTCGCCTGCGAAATCGCGGGGGCGCCAAGTCTTTTCCTGGCGCTCGCGGATGCGGGTGACGATCTCGTTGGCCAGGGTGTGCACACGGGCCGGGACGCGGTAGGACTGCTCCAGGACGGTGATGTGGCCACGGAAGGACAGAAAGCTCTTGACGTCAGCGCCTGCCCAAGTGAATACTGCCTGATCGTCGTCTCCGGCGAGGAAGACTCTTTTCGCCTTTTCGGCCAGAGCCTCGACCAAATTCCACTGTAATCGGCTTAGGTCCTGGGCCTCATCAACAATGAGGACGTCAAGCTCAGGCAGATGATCCGACTCGACCACGGCAAGCTCGAGCAGGTCGGTGAAGTCCAACAGGTAGTTGGCGTTCTTGTAATGACGGTAAGTTCGCTCGACAAATTCGAAGTGATGCCACTCGATGTCCAGCCCACTTTGGTTGTAATGTTGGCGTAGATCAACCCCTCGAATACGCGCCAAGTTGATCTCGTTGAGTATCGGGTTGTCCGCCTTAACGAACGCCTCTTCATCGTCGGATGATAAGTTGAGTTCGATCCCGGCCTGCTGGGCAAATTCACGGAAGTTCTCCGCCTGCATGATGTCCTGGGTCCGCGTTCCAAGGACGTGGAAGGCCAGGGAGTGGAGCGTGCGGAAGTAGGGGAAGTCCGTGCGCGGGTTGAGCTTGGGGAACTTCTGCACTGCCCTGTCCCGGGCCTCGTGCGCTGCCTTGCGGGTGAAGCTGAAGTAGCCGATGCTGTGGGGCGATGTCCCGGCTCCGAGCTCGCGGTCCACCACGTTGAGCAGGTAGGTCGTTTTGCCCGCGCCGGGAGGGCCGAAGATCTTGTTGATCTCAGTCGTCATGGCCTTCCCAGATCATGTCGTACCGCCAAACAAGGATTGGGGTATCCGGGCCTACGTAAGCGCCTTCGATGTTGAATTCGATGTATTCCCGGGCTTCATCGTCATCCATGCCATCGCGCTGCACAAGAATTTTGCGGATTTCTTCTGCGTCGTAGACCAGCACCTGCACGTTGCAGCCGTTGGCCCCCCAGATATAGGCGGGGCCAAGGATGGCCTCGTCAAAGCCGTCAATTTTTAACATTAGAAGGGGCTCTCCTCGCGTTTGGTCTGCGTAGTGAACGGGGCGTCTTGCTTGTTGAAGCGGGGGATGCGCCAGCAGCGCACGGTCCGACCCTTGAGGAACAGGCTGATGGGCTCACCGCCGATGTCGCGCATGCGCTGGGCAATCTTGGGGGTCGTCATTCCTTTGAAGTTGTTGCGCAGCAGATGGGCCTCGAGGTCCTTCATGCGGAAGTAGGTCTTGGCCTCATCGTCGTCGGTGTAGGGCCGACCCATGATGATCTCGTCGCGCTCCATCGCCTGCTGCATGTGAGTACTGAACTCTTCGAGCAGGTCGCTGAAGCGGCCGGTGATGCTGGTGTCCTCGCTGGCCTCGGAGATCTGCTCCGTCTCCACCATCTCCTTCAGCAGGGCATTGAGCAGGTGCTCCCAGTCCTGCTTTCGCAGCGTTGGCGGGAGGACGTTGAGCTTCTCCACACAGGCCTTTTGGAAGGCAGTCTGCACAAACAGACTGTCGGTATCAAGTTCCAGGCGACGGCCGTTAACGTCAAGAAACCACAGAGGCGGTTCGCTGGCGTACTTTGACAGGGAAGCGATCTGCGGAGCATCAGGGCCCGCGGAACCAATTCCGAACTTACGGGTACGACACAGTCCGCTGTTGCAGAAACTGTTGAGCGGGGCATCTTTGCACTTGTAGTTGTAGTCCTTCTTGCCGACCTGCTTGATGATCAGCTGGACTTCGTTGTTGGGAAGAGGCGGGCCCACGTACTTGATGTTGTGTTCGACGAGCTTGTCCTCCCACGCGGCCGGATGCGCGCGTTTGAGGAAAACGCCAATGTTAAAAAGAGTGTTGTTTCGACCTCCCTCAGGTACGCCTTGCGCGCACAGCGCCTGGAGGCACGGGGGCCCGTCTTTGATGGGCGCATCAGGGGCCTTCGGCGGATCAGGAAAAGCCGAAATTGACTCCTGAACATTAGCCGCCCAGAGTCCATAGAACTCCTCAAGAGTGGCCGCGGATCCATCAGCATTAAAGGCATAACGCGTCCCGTTATCACCGCCGAAGTACGGCAGGTTGAGGAAGTTGCCGGTGTCTCCTCGGTCCACGAGGATTTCGGCTTGTTTAGGAAAGATCTCTCGCCCGGCCTCGCCCAGGAGCGCCGCGGCGTTTTTCAGGTAGCCCTGGAACTCACGCGCGGGCTGCGGCTCACGGGTGAAGAGGAAGACGTGTGCGCCGCCGGACTTGCTGCGGCAGACCACCAGCGGCAGCTTGAGCTGCGCTATTTTTTCGACCAGTCCCTTATGGTCAAGAGGGTACTGATCAATATCAATGCAACCCCAGATGCAAGTGTTGTCAGCACGAATAGGAATAATGCCCA